GAACGTGCTGGTGCCTGAATAAGCCGTGATCGTTCGCAACGACGATGGAGTTCCGTCATCATCTTCGATCACGAGAATGGAATAAGGCCGCGCAATATCCAGCGTGCTTGGCATGCCTTTCGATACCGTATCCAGATGGATGCAGGCGCGATTGTTGAACCCGGAATGGCTGCTGACATACAACGGCTGGCTGGCCGCCGTCGTTTGCGTGAGATCATCACCGCTAGCCTTCTGGTCAAAGATCACCTTGTGCGCCGCCGCACTGGCCCCTGCACCCGCAAGGAACGAGGCAATCGCCGTGGTGTTCAGGTAGCCATCCGCTCCATAGCCAAAGGTCTGCTCGGTGCTTCCCGTCGTCTCGCGCAAGGTAGCGGCATTCCCCGCCCACGACGACAGCAGCCGCCGCCCTGGACACCAAAGCCGCGAGATGCTGGACGCATACGCATCCAGGGCACCGACAAACGCCGCGCCGCCCGGTGCCGTCCCGTAACCGATGAACCGCTGGCGGGCCAGCGGGTTCACGAGCTGCGAGGGGCTGCGGGGCAGGTGCGTCATGGGTTTAGGCAAGCACGCGTTTCCAGGCGATGTAGGAGGCTGTGCCGCTCATGGCGGCAACGCTGACAGCTCCGACGTAATCGGTGATGTAGATGAAGCCTCCTTTGCCATCATCGGCGGCCGATCCGGCTTGAAGGATGACGTTGAAACTGGTCGTGCTGGCGGAGGCTCCGAGCTTCACGGCCAGCGCGGCATCGTCGAGGTTCTGGATGAACCCCACTTCACCCTTGGCGAGCGTGAACACAGTTCCGTCAGCGGTGGCTTTGGTGAAGCTGCTGGGCACGCCAGCGCTTTGAAAGTTCTTGGAGTCAATGGTGGTCTGCATGGCGGTCAGCGGATGGCGGTGGTGTGCCGGGTGGCGATTTGAGAAAGGTGGAAGTCGAGCAGCCTCTGGATGCTCTGACTGGCTTGCTCCTGGGCTCCGGTGCGCAGGTAGGCCTGCACGATGGATTGCCGCAGAGGGATGTTGAGGAAGGCGGGCACCTTGAGGACGGCCCATTTGTCGGCGGCCAGATCCGTGGCAAAGGTGCCACTGGTGTGATCTTCAAGGCAGTAGTAGCAATCGTTACCTTCGAGCCGCACATCACCGACGACATACACGGTGCTGGTGGCCCAGGCGGTGCTGGAGAAAACGGGAGGTGCCTCGATGTGTGCCACCCAAAGCGTGGCATCGGTCACGGTGTCCGGCACGACGATGCCGCTGCCGGTGACAGTGTAATCGCGAGGCGTGGGATTGCTGCTCTTCCACGGGTGTTCCTTGGTCACGCCAAGGATGTGGCAGGCTCCCCAGTAGCCCGCGCCCACCGTATCGAGGTCGATCACCTGCGAGGTCACGGTTTCGGAGGTGGCCTTGCGCAGCTCGGGCCAGCCGTCGAGATTCCACGGGTAGGCATAATCGAGGGCGGTGTTGATGTAGGAAGTGAACCGCGCATTCATCGCCGCATCTTGGGCGGTGAGCAGGCCGGCATCTTCGATGCAGCCATCCCGCAGGGTCTTGAAGGCGATGCCGATCATGCGGCCACCCCCATCCCATACTTGCTCCCGATGACGATGGCAGGCGCGGTGCCCGTGCCAGCATCCATGTCAGGCGTCCAGCCACTGCGGGGCTTGGCGCTTTGATACTTCACGACGGTCTGCGTGTTCTTCTTGGCGTAGTCACGGCGAAACTCGTCCTCGGCCCACACGTTTTGACAGCCGAGCTCGTTCCGGCCTTTGTTCAGCCAGTAGAAGTAGGAATTGGAATCAATGCTGCTGGAGATGTAGCCGAGGCCATCGACGGCCGCACTGCGGGCATGCGCCACTTCACTGCGGCTCCGCTCCTTCTGCATGGCCCAGTGCTTCTGCAATTCCCAGCCCGTGCGAAACTCCTTCTCGACAGCGGCCACCAGCGCGGGTCCACCCTGCGCGTGCAGCTCGGCAATGAGTTCTTCGGAGTCAAACATGAGTCAGGAAGGAGTGAAGCAAAGGATTCGGTCAGCCATCGCCAGCCCCTGCTGCGGCCCGGTTTGATCCGAGCCGCAGCAGGTTGTGCTGTGAGGCGTTGGGGTTTGCCGTCAGGATCGACGGCAAAGCATTAGATGAGCGCACCCACGTCGAGGATGCGGAGATAGATCTCCGCAATGCCCGCGGTGATGTCCGACGGGGCACCGGTGGCGCTCTGCGTGGTGAAACGGCATTGCAGCGTGGCAGCGCTGGTGCCTTCGACCTTGTTGGCAGGCACACAGCCAGCGGCAGCAGTGAGCATGCCGGCCGTCTTGCACGAGGCCGCAGCGATGGCCAGCGCGGTATTGCTGCTGGTGCCGAGGCTCAGCGTGAGCGTGCCGGTGGTGGCGAAGGCCGTGGGGATGTAAATCGCCACACGATCAACGATGTAGGCGGCCGGAGTCGTGCCGAGCGTCACCGTGACGGTATCGCCCTGCGTGGTCCACGAGGAGTTGTTAAGGATGTCGGCCGGCACGCGGAAAACGTGCGTGAAGCCATACTCTCCAGCGACTTCGGCGGAGAGCGGGGCGATGCGGATGTTGTTGCTGGCGCTGGTGGCGGTGGCGAGGGTAACTGCTTGGTCAGCCATAAAAGTGTCCTTTCAAAAAGTGGGTGAGAATGAATCTGCGGAGGAAGAAATCCGGGGCCGCGCTCTTCACGCGGCTCCGGCGTCAGGGTTAGTCAGAGGTGGCGGCGAACTTCGCGAGGCCGAGCGGGTTCTTGACCGCGAGGCCAAAGATGGCGCTGATCACACCACGCGGGCCGCCGTCCAGGTCAGGCAGCGCCTTGTAGGCCCACTGCTTGTTGAACTTCAGCTCGAGCATCGAGGGGTCGATGGCGTAGCCGCGGCGGGCATCGGCTGCACCGGCGGAGAAGCCGAGCCAGTTGGACAGCACGAGGTCGTAGGTGCCGAAGTCACCGGTGAAGCTCTCAATGGTGTCCTGCCACTTGGTGCCTTGGCCGCGAGTCGTTTGAAGGATCGCGGTGTTGCTGGCGACGGTGGGCTGATAGCCGACCATCTCGGTGAAGCGAGCCTTCAGGCTGGTGCCGCACACGAGCATGTAGGTGCCGCGTTTGCCGGTCTGGGCATACTGGCTCTTCATCACGTTGTTCACGACGGCACGGGTGAGGCTGGCCAGCGCGGTGGCATCGATGCTGGCGGAGGGCGTGCGGAAGGCGGAGGGCACCGGAAGCACAGCCTGGGCGGTGCTGAGCGCCCACTTGCCGAGGCCGCGGGTCTTGTAGGGCACCGTGCCGTTGTCGGCCTGGGCTTCGTTGTCGCTGCCGAGCGTGGCTTCGACATCGCGCTTGCACTCGATGGTCTTCTTCGCGATGGCACCGGCCATCTCGGAGGCGAGGCCGGCCACGTCGGAAACGTCCTGCGCCATTTCGGTGACCATCGGGGTGCGGCGCACCTTCTGGACGTAGTTGGAGAGCAGGCCGCGGTTTTCGGCGGCGTCCTCGTAGGTGCTCACGTCGGCACCATCGACAACGCCGTCGGTGCTCGGGGTGGCGTAGCTGTCGGCCTGCCAGTCAAAGCGGGTTTTGACGGCGGCTTTCCCTTTCGGGATGGAGGAGAGCAAAGGATAATCCTTCGCGTCGATGTTGTAGATGGCGTCGGCGAGGTCTTCGCGGCGTCCCACTTGGGTGCGTTCAAAGGTGGCGGGCATGATCTTGGAAAAGGTGAAGTTTGAAGTTCAGGTTTTCCGCGAAAGGTCCGGGCTTCACAGGTCAGGCGGCATCCTTCAGACTGGCGACCGTGCTTTGCGCGAGGCTCATGGCGACGCTGGCAAAGGGTGCGGGCTGGTCAGATCGGGAGGCCTGGCGGCGAGCAGGCGGCGGGGGAGCAGGCGGGGCGACTTTCTTGGCGACGCTGGCGGCAGCGGGCTTGCTGCTGCCTTTCTTCACGAGTTCGTAGGCACCGCTTTCGAGCAGCTTCGCCACGGCGAGGCGGCCCAGAAGAAGGGCACGCTGCGGGCTCAGGCTGATCTCGGGATGCTCGGACTCGATCTCTTTCACGAGGGCATGGCGGCTGCTGGCGGCATCGAGCACGAAGGGATACTTCTTGCTGGCGATGGCCTTGGCATCGGCTTCCTTGGCCAGGCGGTCCTTCAGCACGCTGCGGGCTTTGTCGGCCTGCTTCAGTGCTTTCTCCATCTGGCGGCGGTATTGACGCACCTGCTGCGGGGTGTATTCCACCTCGTTGCCTTGGGCGTCCTTGCCGATGTAGCCTTCCTGCTCGTGATCCTCGGCCCACTCTTTGGCTGCCTGCCATTGCGCTTCGAGCTGGGTCAGATCCTTCTCCGTTTTCACGGCCTCGAATCCTTCCGGCATGCCGTGGAGCGGCGTGCCTGCTGTCGTGCCCTGGCTTTCCAGCTCCTGCACACGGGCCTGGACTTTCTCAAGCTGCTCACGCAGTTCGCGGTTTTTGGCCCGCGTCTTGAAATTGTCCTTTTCCAGTGCCTTGAGCTTGGCGGCGGCCTCCTTTGTGTCCTCGGGAGCGTCGTCATTGTCGCCTGCTTCCCCGTCGTCCGCATCGTCGTTGGATTCGTCAGCATCGGATTCGTCCTCGGCGGTCACCTCGGCTGAATCATCCTCATCGTCGGGCAGGATCGCATCGCGTCCCTGATTGGTCCCGTCCGTGCTGTTGGACTCATCGGCGTCATCGGTGCCCGCGTCGTCGTCATCGTCGGCTGTCGAGGTGACAGGTGGAGACTTCGGTTTCGCGGCGGCTTGTGTCGGCTGGCTTTTGGCCTTCGCCTTCACCGGCTCTGTCTTGACTCCTTCCGCAGCACCCATCGCGGCCATCTGCTCGGCAACCGTGTGGCCGGCCAGTGACTCAAAAATGGACAACGGAGATCCGTCAGGACCGCCCTGAACGCCAGCTTCTACGGGTGCGTTCGAGCCCGTGCCGCCTGCGGAGGCGACATCACCCGCCGCCGATTTGGCAGCTGGTGCGTTTGGAACCGCATGAGATGAGATGAACATAAGACGTGCGCCCTGCGCACGCCGCCACTGCATCACACTGCCTGTTTGCCGACAATCTCACGCGCTCCGAATCTGACACGATCTGCCGCAATGTGAGGCGATCTGAAGTGATGTGCGGCTCAATTTCCCGCCTTAGCCTCCGGCTTCTTCCGCGCCGTGAGCCGGATGATGTCCGCTCGAAAGTCCTTCAGGTAACGCGCCGCGCCGCTGGCCTCATCGCGAATGCGTGGCTCCTGATTGCGCACGGTCATCTCGGCGTGCGCCTCACCGATGAAGCACTCCAGCAAGCTCATCACCGCCCGCATCTCCCGCGTGTCATACGTGGCTTCGAGCGCATCGGCAATCTGGCCTTCGGTCAAAGGACCGGACTCCATGCAGGTTTCAATGAGCAGGCGTTTGGATGGACGTGGCATGAGATTTTCGGGTTCTGGATAATCAGCGTTCTGGCATCATCTCAACCCTGGATCACCATTTTCAACACTGCCACCACGACGGCAGCCACAACGATCCAAAGTAACTTCTTTTGATCGCCACGCATCTCGGAGAGGGTGGCATTTGTGATCTTCACCGCTGATTCTAGTTCGGCCAGTTCACGCAACATGCCAGGCTGCTTCTTGTAATCGTCGGGGTTGCCAAACACAGCCCGACTGACTTGTTGAAGTGTAGATTTAATCTCCTCCATGGGATATGTTACGGTTTGATTCGCGAGGTTAAAGCCCAAAGTGTTCACTCCACCACCGGCTTAAAACCCGTTCGCCCGACCTGCGCATTCTCCGTGCGCTGCTGGACGGCAAACTGGAAGGCGGCCATGCGGCGGTTGAGCATCTCGGTGAACATGCCACCGGCGGCATAGGCCTGGGCGACGGCGGGATTCTTCTGCATCTGCTCTTGATCCACCTGCAAGCGCGTGGCGGCATCCATGCTCTCGGTGACGGTGGGCTCGACACCGGTGAGCAGCATGGCGATGGCGGCTTTCTCTTCCTCGGCCTCGGCGGCATTGCGTTCGCTGAGACTGCCGGTGACCAGATCGGCCAGGCCGGGGTCGATGTTGTTGAGCAGCCACGACACGACGGGCACCGTGGGCACCTGTCCGGCGACACCGGGGATGCTGAAGGCATCCTTCAAGGCGCTCCAGCGCTTTTGCAGATACTCCATGTCGAGGCTCTTCACGTCGAACTCGAGCACAAAATCAAAGCTGCCAGCGATCTCCTCGCGGGTGACCTGGAATGGCTGCGGGCCATTGCCGAGCACTCGGCTGACATAGAGCGGGTCCATGAACTGCTGATCCAGCGCAAGGATGCGGCGCAGGATCTCACGTTCCTCCATGAGCGCCCCGGCCACGAGCCACTGCTGGTGCATCTGCACCTTGGCCACATCGATCTCGCGGTGATGCAGGCCGAGCAGATTGGCCACGTCCTTGCGGATCTCGTTGGCATCGAGGATGGTGCCTTGATCCAAAGGCGGCGGGCGCATGTAGTCGGCATCGCCGCCGGACTCGACGGGCAGCTTCGAGCCGGGCTCGTAGTCCCAACGGGTGCCACTGCCGGCACGGCGACCGGTGACCTTGACGATGGGCATGGTGGCAAAGCTGGTGCGGTCCATGCTGGCATCGCGTGTGCTCTTGAGCAGGTATTGATGCGTGCCGACCATCTCCGGCACGCCGCGGCTCTCAAACAGCGGCCGCGCCTTGTATTCGCGGCGCAGATCGACGTAGCAGCCGCCGTCGAAGTAGTAATCTAGCAGGCGGTTCACAAACACGAGTTCCTTGTCCGCTTTGCGGCGATCCTTCCCGACAAGGGAGGGATGCAGGATCAACTCCTGCACGGCAGGATAGCCTTCCTCATCGACGGTCTGCACGGTGATGCGCAGCACCTCATACCAGGTCTGTTCGCGGTTGCGATAGCGGGCGGTGAAGGTATCGCGAGCGGGCTCGTTCAAGATGCGCTCGACACTGGCGGCGGTGGTGTTCAGCACGGCGGAGGTATCGACGACGGGCTTGGGCCCCATGTCCAGCAGGGCGTCGATAGCTTCCTCGTTCCAGCCGTCGGTCTTCGCTTTGGCTTTGATCTCGGGTTCGGTGTATTGCTCGACGTGCGCCACCCATGGGGCGCGGTCCACCTGGCCGCACCAGTGCGGATAAAACACGTCGATGCCGGGCAGGTAGGCACGGACACAAGGCTTGCCCGGTTTGCGATAGGGCGCCGTGAAGGTCACGCTGTCCTCGGTGCGCAACTCACGCGCCACACGCCGCGCCCGCACCGGCGAGAGCAGCGGATAACGGCGGCGGATCATCGCCACGATGGGCGCGACATCTTCCGCCATCAGCAAGTCGTTCAGTTCAGCCTCGGCGGCATCGGCGATGGCGAGCTGCTGCTCAGGTGTGAGCAGTTCGCCATTGGCATCAATAGGCTGCATGCCAGCCTCGGCGGCTTGCAGACGGGCCTCGGCGAGTTTGGCCTGCGTGTGATCCTGCACCAGATCCTCGACGCTCAGCGTGGCCTGCGCCGTGCCCATGCGCTGCTCCCAGCCAACGTGCATGACGGCATGGCCCCAGGTGTGTTTGATCTGCCGGGCAAAGTTGCGCTCGCGCCACAGCTCGGCACGCAAGCGCTGCCGCGTCTCGTATTTCATCAGCGTCTCGACTTTCTTCGACGCCGCGGCATCGCTGGCCTCCATGGCGATGACTTGCACCTTCGCGCTTTCGATAGCCAGCATCTCCAGCATCGTGAGCTGATCGATGGCCTCGCCCGCCAGATGCACGCGGGAATCGGCGGAACCCTCGAAGGGGAACACCTTCTTGCCGTAGTTCGCGGCGTGCTTGCGGCCATCCTGCGTCTGCCCAGCCCAAACGGCCAGCGCGGTGCGTTCATGGTCCTGCATGTCCTGAATCCACGGCCCCAGATCGGTGAGCGAGAGCGTCATCTCGTCGATCACCCAAGCGGGATCGAGCGTTTCATCGGAGGCGACGACGTAGGTTTCGCCGGTTTCGAGATCGGAAGTGAGCATGGCCGTGCGGGCAGGAATGGATCAGACAAGCCCAAACTCCCGCAGCACAACAGCCTCATCATAGCGGTAATTGCCCATGGATGGCAAGAGGATTCTGGCCGGGCTGTCCTGCCGGCAGATGATCTTCCGCGCCGTGTGCTCGCCAATCCGAGCTCGCCGCGCATGCGCCATCACCTCCGCCCAAGTGATCAAGGTTTTCAACGCGGGCTTGCCCGCCGGTTTGGCGGGCGCGGTGGGTTTTGGGGTGGTGGTCATGGGGTGGTGCAGGGTTGTTACATAGAACGCGCATACAGTTTCGTTAAACGGCGACCTTCCAGAAATGCGTCAAGCGCCGCCCGCGTTTTAAGATAGCGCTCATTTTGCTCGGACCCTCCGCCCCGCGTGCTTCCTGCCAGCCAGTTCCGAAGGGTTAAGGCCGGATCTCCAGTTTGCAGCATTTCGCCACACGTTACTTGCTGCGCGAATTGAACGACACGCTCATCTTGAGTTTGATGATGAACCATAATCAAGGCTGCCAAAGTCGCAGCGGACAAGGATTTGGATTTCTCCACCGACAGCAGTTGCTTGATTGACGATTCGTTTTCTTCAAATTTAGCAATCAACATATCGGGCGAAAACTTGCCGATATTCCATCCATTTTCGACACGAAGAATGGTGTTTAAGGCACCAATGACTTGATTGGAAATGGTTGAGTCAAAGAACAGTGTCAGTGTGTCCGCCATGCTACGCTTGGCATGTTGATCCACATATTTCTGGGAGCAGTCTGGAAGCCCGCGAACCAGAATAAATTGCACGGGCGGACACCCCTCCAATTCAATAGCCATCAAACGATGCCCTCCATCAACAATGTAATTGGAGGCACTCACACCCACGCCTTGATTGGTGAGCGTCCATCGCCCTTCCCGTATTTCTTTGCGCAAATAATCAACGTGCGTTTTCTTCTTGTTGCGATTGTGGCTATCAAGCGCACGAAGCTCTTTGATCAGTTGCTTTGTTGCGGTCACGATTTCGACTGTTGGTTTCATAAGTGTGCTGTTTATTTGGTGGTTTGATTGTCTCAATAACTCCCGCCGCGCACGATCTCGAACCCGGCGGGCGGCACATGCTCCGGCCCCGCCAGGCAGAAGTAGCGCCACACGTCCACGGGGTCTTTGCAGGCTTCGTCTTTGCGCTTGGTTTGCTCGGCGTAGTCGGGGATGGTGAAATTCTGCAAACCGAAGATCGTGTTGGTGCATTCGCGGTTCACGCGGGCTTTCGGCTGCATCAAGATCGTGGTCGCGAAGGCATCGCGCACGAGGGCCAGCCCTTCCTGCACGCGCACGCCCTCGGGCACGAGGATGGTGAAGCCATTGGGCAGGTCGTAGAACTCTTGCTGAATGGTCGCGCCGGTGGCTCCGCTCTTCCACTGGCTCCAGCGCGGATCGCCGTAAGTCTCAAAGGGCTCGGCACAGAGGATGGTCTCGCCGCCTTTGACATGATGTTGCACAACTCGACCCTGCCACTCGCCGCCGGTTTCCTTCATCTTCTCCAGCAGGCGATGCCGCATCTGCCACACGAGCTCGGCATACTGCTCGAAGTTCCAGCCAAGCCGTAGCTTTTGCGCCGGGCCCTCATCGCCGTTCATGCGATCCTTTTCGGACATGACGGCCCACGGTCCGGGCATCATGTCGTCGATCGGGATGCTCTCACACGGCCATTCCTGCGCGTGAAAGAAGCGTCCCATGGGATCGACGATGAACCAGCTAATAAAGAATGGCTTAGCCTCCGAGCCGTCGATCACCTCGTAGAGCGTGCCATCACGCGGCAGATCCTTCCAATCGCATAGGTGCTGCTCCGGTTTCCAGAAGGCCTCGAACTCGCTGCGGCTTGCCGCCTCGGCGTCGCCATAGAGCTTGATGCGGATGGTCTTCTCATCGGCTCCGGCGTAGTCCTTCGAGAGCTGGGGATAGACGTTGACGTATTTGTTCGCGGCGGTGTGCAGGTAGCAAACCAACCGCGTCGGCTCGAGCGGATACGCGATCTTTGGCACGCGAGGATCTTTGCAGCCGCCCTTTGCCGCCAGCTCGGGGGCGATGACCTTGAATTTGTCGGGCTTCACCGCGCCCTGCATGAAGTAGCGCACCGTCGGCGTGAAGCCTTCTTCGGGCGTGTAGGTGATGAGATGCACGCCGTGCATGAGCGCCCCAAGCAGCTCGCCATGCGGCCGCCTGGCACCAGGCACGCCCTGGGCGAGCGGCACGAGGTAGCTTTCGAGGGCGAGCATCTGCTTCCGGTGCTCATCGCGTTGCGTTTCAATGGCTCGCGAGGCGAGACGATCCTTCAGAGCTTTGACGTGATCGACGGGAATGCCTTCATCGGACCACACAAAGGTCAGCGCGTAGCCCCGGAAGCTCTCCAGCTCTTGCGTGAAGAAACGAAACTGCACCATGCCGCCGCCGGTGTAGCGTTCGCCATTGGCCCCGGTGACGATGAGGTAGCGGCTGAACTGGTTATCGGTGAACTTGCCGCCGCTGAACTTGGCTTTCTGGTGCTTGTCCTGCTTGATCTTGCCCGCCGCACCGCCCAGCGCCTCGGGCGGCAGAAAGGACTCGATAGGCTTCTGCTGAAGGTTCTGCGAGTCTTCCTCTCGACGGCTCATGCAGAACACCGTGGCTTTCTGCGCATGTTTCCAATGCTGCACAGCCAGCGAGGCGGCCACATGCGTCTTGCCCGCACGAATGCCGCCGCTGACCAGCACCTCCAGCACACGGCCCGGATGCTCCAGCCGTTTCCGGCACAGCTCCAGCAGGAACAACCACCAATCCTCCGGCACCCAGCCCTGATCCAGCGGCTGCTCCGACATCTCGCGGATCGCATCCGCCCTTGCCGCCACCGCCTCCGCCGCGCCTTCCTCGCCCAGCACGAGCAATTCATCCAGCGCCAACGGCTCAATCACCGGATGCGCCTCCTGCCCTGCATGCAGGGCTTCAATAACGAGTTGGGTGTCGGGTGAAATCATGGGGTGATGGGCATGTTTCCGGTTTTGCGGGTGCTATCTGGAAAGTCGTTCTGGATAATCAGTGTTCAGCTTCTCCTTGGCAGCGTTGGCGGCATCGTAGAGTTGTGACATCACCCTGGTTTCGAGTCCGCTGCTACCGTGGTTTGCAAGGCGGTTCGCTTCGTCATAGCACGTTCGCATGAGAGCAATGGCGAGGGCTTCCATTTCACGAGCGCGACTCGCGAGATTGTGGATCAGCGTGCTGTCGCCAGTATCGGCGGCCAAGATCGCATCGACAGAAGCTGAACAATTGGATGGAGAGGAACGGCTCATAGGCTGTCTGTCGTGGTTTCGATCTTCTGTGTTCGCCGCCCCTCATCCATGCCGTTCGGCGGACTATCCGGCGCATCCATGTTAAATTGCACATCCAGCCTGCGCACAGATGCCGCATCGAGTTTACCGTCTTTCCACGTCAGCGGGCAGGACAGCACCTTGACTCTACACC